CGGCTCAACGGATTATCGGTGGTAACTAGATTATCTCATAGGGATACTGCGCTATAACACACTATGGATTACCCGTGATGCTACCCGTGACGCTTGGGACGCTAGTGCAACAATGCGACTGCGTATGTATGGGGTACGCCTACCTATGCGCACCTGCATAGAGAGTGTGTGTCGTGGGGTCACACACACTCCCTATGTGTTAGGCGTTATGACTTAGCGAGTGCCTTGTCTAGTTCTTCTTCTAGTTGTGCTACTCGCTTGGTGAGGTACGAGTATTCGTCTCGTAGAACATTGACTGTCACAGTAAGAACTACTGCGTGTTGTACTAGTTCTTCTTTCTTCATACCCCTAAGCATTGAGGTTATTGACATTGCCATTTGCGTTTCCCCTTTGTGGTTGTTCCTTATAGGTAGTAAGCGTATCGTGTCTGCGACACTCTGTCAAGTATTTAGGCACTTTTTTGTGTGACAATTATGTAACTTTTTTGTGCGATTTCTATGACAATACTGCGAACATCTGTTCGTATAAGGCTGACCTTACAAGCGTTAGGCTGACCTTACAAGCGTGGTACGAACAGGCGTTCGGATGTGGATAACTGCGTACGATATCCACAGGGCTGTGCGTAAGGCTGTGGATAACTATGCGAACAAGCGTTCGTGTGTGGACAAGGGTGTGCGTACCCTGCCTGAGCCGACCCCGAGAGCAGGCAGAAGCCCCGTCAACTTTCCAGAGATGTGCTGGGGCGGGGGGCGAGCACATGACACAAAATTAGTGCCACAATTCCTAAATAGATTTATCCAATCCTAAAGCGTGGTGGTGATGATATGGCCATCAATCTGGTCTGCAGGTATCGGATAGTCCACCACTAGTGCTCGCTGTAGCCATCGGTCGGTTCCGTCGTACCGTGCCTGAAATGGTCGTCTGCCATGCACTCTGATTCGGTTGTTGAGTACCAACAAGTCTCCGTACTCAAGCACAATTGATTCAATTGAGGTGTTGATTGCTTCTCGCAAGTCATCTAGTGCTAGTTGTGCAGCAGTATTTATCCCAGTCATCACCGTGTCGTCGTATACGAGTTCCAGGCCTTTGCCATTATCTTGCAGTACTGACAAAGTGAACTTGGTATCTGATGCTCCGTCTTCTCTAAATGATGGGTCTACACCTGTTTCAAACCATGGCTGTTTTAGTGTCTCTATAGTTTCAGGAGACAATTTCCGAATGATTTCGTTAAGGGATGCATAGGTAGTATGCGCCGCGCTGTCACCTCTCAAACACAGCAGGAGAATATAAGAAGGCTTGTACGGATGGAACGCAGTCTCTGTGTGAAGCGCTAGTTCTGCTTTTGAAGAGGAACTGATTTGCTCAGTCTCATTCTTTTTGACAGGCAATAGGTTCTGAATCAAAGCACCCTTTTGCTCTTGGATGTATCCGATTGGATAACCGTAACCACGCGCGTATTCAAGCAGCACCTGAGTTGCTTGCATGTCTGGGATTCCGTAAGGGGACGCAGGGGTAGGTGGAATCGCTCCGATGTCTAGACCCCTGTACAAAATAACACTCATCTTTGTATTCCCGTTAGATTTATCTAAGATTCTAATACATCTGCAAGCATGGTTCCTTCTGCTCGCAAGATGAATCCGCTGGTTCGGTTATAGTGCAGCCACTGAATATCGTCAATCTTTAGGTCGTTGACAATTTTGAGTATGGTCAATTCAACATCTAGGTTTCCAGATGTGTAGACATCAATACGCACATTGGCTGGCTTTGGTTCGTCAAAGATGTGGATTGAGATATGCGAAGTGTCCAACATGAGCGAGCCGATAAGCCCCCGCGCGCCCTCGCGCGAGCAGTAGCGCACGCGCGTGCCCCCGAGACGATGTACGCCAATTACTTCTGCTGTGCTCTTGAGAAATTTGCGTAGTTCCCGTTTTCTGGTGATTGGAAATGCCGTGTCAGCATTAATCATCAAATGGTTATGCGCGTACTTCTTCCTCGCCATATGGATTTTCCGCTTTCTTGATGCAGTCGTTAAGGGTCAATTCCGCCCAATAAACAAACTCTTTGAGGTCAGTTCCTGGGAATGGCAATCGTAGTACATGCTGAGCCACCATGCGGTTATTAATTGTGTTGCCTCTGTAGATATCAACTTCTGCAGCACCTGCCCAGCGCGCCGACCAGACATCCTTCCATCACCAAAAATATCTACAGATACTTCGTGGGTGTCTATAACTTTCATAACGGCTCCTGTACTCGGTTAGATTTATCTAACTTGCTGTGTGCTTATTCTGTTGATAATTGCCTTTTCAAGCATATATGCATGTTCGTATTCGTGAAGTAATGCCTTTAAATCCTTGTTTACTGCCAGATAACTCATGTTAATTGCCGTTGTGCGCCATAAATCAATCAAATTTGCCGCATTTGTCGGTATTCGTGAAGTAATGCCTTTAAATCCTTGTTTACTGCCAGATAACTCATGTTAATTGCCGTTGTGCGCCATAAATCAATCAAATTTGCCGCATTTGTCGCATCATCGTGCATGAGGCACTTTGAGACAGGATTTTGGACTCTGTCCAAAAAAATCTCGTATGTGATTTCGCTCATTGCCAAACCTCTTGCTCGTATGCACGCACTGCACCTTTTGGATTTCCGTCTACCAAGTACTGGTGCATTACCCCAGCAAGATTGCACCATCTATCGCGCTCGTTTTCAGCGTCTTTTAGTTGGCGGAATGCCTCCATGTCCATTTTGGCTATTTTTGATTTGTCCATAGATTCTCCTGTGTATTTGGATTCTGCTCCGCACTTGCTGGTCCCCTCGTAAGAGCACTGTGTCTTCCATGGGGTTATGTTTATTCCGTCGCACCATTCTGTGCCGCAGTAATAATCATCGCCGAAGTCATCGTTATCTGCATTCATTGCTTCGTGCTTATCAAACTCGCGCTTTGCCCAAATAATTAATGCGACGATAATGGCCATTATGAATAAGTCAATAATCATTGCCGCGCTTATTTCTTAATGTAGAGCCAAAAAACTACGCCCCAAGCGCCAATCCCAGAGCCAACCAAAAACCATTGAATTAATTCCATTTTTCCTCTTTCTTGTTATTCCCACCAGCCGCCATCTTGTTTATTTTTTAAAAAATCTACAAGCGTGCTGAATGGAATCAGGATATCTTTTGGAGCGCTATAAAACCACTCCATAATTTCTCGTTTTTTGTCAAATGTATGAACTTTTTGCCACTTCTCATATGTCTTTGGGGATATGCAAACAATGCCCCTTGATACCTGAGAAATTAAAACATACGCAACTGGCTTTTTAACTTTTGCATCAAATCCAGAGACAGTATCCACAAATAATGAATTGAATGGGTACGAAAGAACATCGTCAGTGAAATCCCTGGTTGATGATTTAACTTCTAAGCAATTATCCGACCAGTCAAAAACAATGTCTTTTTCATATTTGGTCATGTACTCTCGTTCGTCGTTGTTTTTGGCAATTTGGACATCGGTTGCACGACAGCGAATCCCATTGTCGTTTAGGCGTTTTGCCACTCGTTTAGCCCAAGTGCCACCTTCGTAGAACGAATTTACATAATCAAACGCCATGTTTATTCGCAGTACACATCCACATACTGAGTCGGGTCGGCGTCGTAACATCCAGGGCCATAACCGCTATCTGATGGACCACATGCGTATAGACCGATGATGATGTACCCAAAGAAAATGATAAAAAACCAACGAGTAAATTTTCTCTCGTCATCAATTTCTTTTTTCCACCGTGCTTCAGTGGCCAGTCGTTTTTCTCGCTCTTCTTCGGCCTCTTTGGCCTCTTCGTAGAGTTTCTTGTAGTTAGGTTCTTCGTTGGTCATATTGCCCTCAGTCGTATTTATTGCTGTAGAGCATATCCATCACTTCGTCTGGCTCCAACAAAAAACCTCGTGTTGGATTATCTGAATTGCGAGCGAAGTCGCCCTTTGTGTTTTCGTTAAAACGACTTGGGTTTGCTCGCAGATATCTCTTTAGTCGGTCAACAGAAACAATTACAAATGCTTCGCCGAGTGAATAAATGTAGACCCACCATTGGGCTGTGGTTACATTGATTCCAGACTTCTTCCACCCTCTGTTATACGGGTTTTGGTCTGTTTCAACCACCATCCTGCCGTTGCGATATCTATCCGTTTTTACTTCGCTTGAATTTGATATCAGGCTTTGAAGAAAATCCTTTATTGATTCTTCGCCTTTGTGTCCAAACGCAAGGTCTGCTTCAAAATTTGGGCTGATATCAAAGCCAGGGTTGTAACCACTCACTTGGCTTCTTTTTCTTTGGTGACACACTCCCAGCCACATGCTGAATAGCCAATGGCATCTTTCCAATGGTCTTCGTTTTCAGGGGTCCAAGTTAAACGAGCAGTTTTTAGCAAGTTCATCATATCAACTAGTATTTCGCCACGAATATTCATGGCTGGAGCCTACCTAGTTATTTGCATCTATGTGCATATTCAGGACCCCATGCGCACGGGTCCCATGGGTCCCATCCAGCGAGCCTGAACAGTTCTCGCCCAACTTTCAAATTATTGATTGGGTCAAGCAGGTCTTTTTGCTTGCAAAAGCCGAATTGGACACAGGCAATAGCGTTTTTATTGCGACTCATGTCCCAGTTGACTCCGTTGATTTGGAGCAAGCCAGAGTCGGACTTATTGGTCGCCTTGGTGTACCCAGTGATGTTGCAGTTTTCGTCAACAATGGAACTACCAATGCGATTTGGGCACCCACCCGACTCGCGGAGGATGATTTGACCCAACTTTTTCCAAGTCTTCTTAGGCCAGCCAGCCTGTGCGGCTAGTTGAGGGAGCCAAGAAATATCCCCATGAGCAAACACGATTTGTTGCTCGGATTGGGCTCGCCTTTCATCCTGCTTTTGTAACAATTGTGCTGATTGGGAGGGCTCTCTCCACGAATCAACTGTCGGCACTGATGCCGCCTCGGCTGGTATTGCTACTCCGAGGGTGAAAAAAAGTAAAGAAATTCCCCATCCAGTAATTGTTTTCAATTTTCTCTCCTGCTGTCGGTGGATATGAATCGCGGCGTCCTAGTAATTACCGCAGTATGTATCTGTTATCGCAAGTACATCTAGTTTATCAAATGATTGCGGTCTGGTTACAACTTTTGCGAATTTCCCTTAAAATACTTGACAAATTCGTCGCCATCAATGACGATTTCGGGCACAGATTTCTCAATTTTCATCAGCAATTCAATGACATCGGTGATTTTCATGAAGTTTCTTTTGCCTCTAATTGAGGTGTAGAGCAAGTCCTGAATGGAGTCGTCTATGAGTTTGTAGATATCTGTCATTCCTGCATCCTAGCGCCATAGTTGCAGAGCCAAAACCCAAAATGGTGTAGTTCGCCTTTCGCTAGATTTATCCGATAGTATGTCTGCATGGCACATAACATAGAAATTACAAAAGACGGACGCGCCAAGATGGCGTATTCAAATAGAGAGATTCCATGGCACCGACTTGGCAAGCCGATGGACGAGAACGCCCTCACAGCCGAGCAAATGCTTGAAGCCGCCGAGGCTGACTTTGATGTCGTTTTGGCCAGCGTTGCCGCTATTGACGCAGAGGGCAATATGCTGCGCAATCCAGACGGAACACCAGTCGTAATTAACGATTCCAGAGCAACAGTTCGCGTTAACCCAGATGGGACATTTGATGGTTTATCAACAGTTGGCACCCGATTCGTTATTCAGCAAAATCGTGAGGTTTTGGACCGCGCGTTGGATGTCGTTGGTGCATCAAAGGGCGACGCTGTGGTTGACACTGTCGGAGTACTTGACGGGGGCCGTGAATTTTTTGCATGCATTGACTTGGGCGGGCTGATTATTGACCCAACTGGAGTAAATGACCAAATTGAGCGCTTCCTGCTCGTTCGTAATGGACACAACGGCAAGACCCCAATCACCTTTGCGAACACATCAATCCGTGCTGTGTGCAAAAACACCGTTATTGCAGGCCTGGATGCCGCTAGGAGCGTGTTTACGGCTCGTCACACACGCAATGCTGATTCCGCAATGGAAGAAGCACAGACGGTTCTACGCATGTCAACCGAGTGGGCAACTGAATTCAGTCGTACAGCGGAGCAATTGCTCAATATTCCAATGAATCCAGTCAAAATTGACAAGGTGATTTCTACGGCGTTTCCTAAAAAGACACAGGAAACTCAGCGCCAACAGGAAAATCGCGAGCAAGTTTGGTCAATCGTGAGGGATATCTACAAAAATTCCAATAATGCTGGCGGCTATGGCGAAAATGGATGGTCAATGCTTAATGCAATTGGCGAATACCTTGACCATTACCGAGATGCAGACATGTTTGACCGTGCAAATGCATCAATGAACATGTACTCATGGGTTTCAAAAACCAAAGTTCAGTCTGAAAAATTTATTCTTTCGCTAGTTTGACATTACGCGATGCGATAATGTTCATGTCGCTTCAAAAGTGTTTGTGAACGAGATTGGATATCTATGTCAGACTTTAATGACGGGGAAGAAATTCCAAGCAGAGATGAGTTTTTGGCATTTTTGAGCGACTTCATTGCTGGTGCAAGAAAGTCTGACGAGATGTTCCGTGCTAATTATTGCGGAATGGTTGTTAACAAGGTGTACAACGACTTCGGATACGAAGGATTGTGCCATTTGATGCTCGCAATTGACGACAAAGCAAAATGGATTTCCGATATTTTGATTGAAAACTCAGATTTGGACGAAATCATGTTCTCCAAGTATGGGTTTTATGACTCAAAAATTACAGAAAAGGCTCGCAATACGCAGGCAATGCTTGAGATGAATGGGAAAATCTGGAAATTGCGTCGTCGTTATGCAAAGTTGATTGTTGATGAGTTAATCAACGGAACTCCAGCAGAAGAAGAGGAAGCAAAGTGACTGGATTGGCCCACCACAAAATGGCGAGCGCAATATGGAATCGCTTTATTGACAAAACAACTGGCATGTCCGATGATGAAATAGCCGAATGGGTGAAAAACAATTATCCAAACGGAGAAATTAAGAAAAAAGCAGACAGATTTGGCAAAACGGTGTGGTTCGTTGACACATCCGCAATCAAATTGGATTTTTTGAACAAAAATTAGCGTTTGCTGAACTATAGAAAGTTCTTGGCATCAAGAACAATGCCGTAAATTTTTTCAAAGTCCGCACAAAGAGGCTTTATTGACTGCGGCGTTCCGTGCGTGGTGTAAACCCGTGTCCCAAGATGCGCTGGTGGGTACATTTTGAACTTATTGTTCTTGTTTATGACGGTAAAACCGATTTTTTCAATTTCTCTTACAAATTTCATGATTGACTTATTGCCATGGACTCTTGCCATTTTGGTACCTCGCTAAATAGTTATGTTGCGAGTTACTTTCTACAGGCAATAATGCGAAATGACAACCTAAATGGAGCCGATAGCCCTTATTCTGGCTTCATGAAGTCAGGAGGGACAATCTTCACTTCGTCGCGATGCAGGGAAAACGCCTTACGCGCCTTCTTTGCGTCTTCTTCAGAGATTTGAGTTGGAGAAACGCCAAGAATTCCCGCCATGCGAGACCTGAAGGTCTTTGACGGGGGATTCTTGCTCATCTTTACTTGGACAACCAACTCCGCAGGCGCTTGAGAATGCCCTTGCGCTCAGCGATTGCGATTGCTGCGTTGATTTGCTGAGTCACCTGTTCGCGAACTTCCTCAATTGCTGCAGGAATTTCAACAGTCACTTCAGCCTTTACCTTTTTAGGGGCAGCCTTCTTCTTTGGCGCAGCCTTTTTCGCTGGAGCCTTCTTTACTGCTTTTTTAGTTGTTTTCTTTGATGTAGCCATAACCATGAACCCTAGTCCATTATCCACTACCAGTAGTGAAACTATTGCTAGTGTTCGTTGGTGGATTTATACGAGGACAGTTTTTCTAAAATTGCATTGACACTGACGGCTACCCAGGTAGCCAAGAATCAGATTGTCAAAGAAGAGGGAATTGGGGAAGAACTGGCTTTCAATTTCTTTGCTTGGCGCGACGCTGTGCCCAAAATATGCGCTCAACTTGATACGCAGTACATGAAGGACCCTCCAGGAGAGCGGTTTCTAAGGTGCGTGGACTTGGTAAAGATATTCCGCCTCAAATTGGGCATGGATGCTGTCACCTTTATCGCCGAGGGATATGTCTCAAACGAACAAAACGAGAAACCCCTCCCAGAAGCCTTCGTTGATAATGACCCAGATGTCAATGAGTGCCTGACAATCATGCATTGCGAGATGAGGCCTGGCTCAGAAGTCCCAGATATTTACCTGTTTGCAATTCCGTATGAGTACATGGTTGGGCGAGAAGTGAGTTGGGGCAATCTAAAATCATTTTCTCAGAATGCCGCTGAAGTAGTGACTACTTATTCATACCCGAAAATGTTATACACAATTCTTAAATATCCCTGTGGAGAACCTGTGGACAACTTGGACGAAGAAATGGTTGAGTTGCTTCTCAGCACTGGATTCCACATTCAAGAATTTTAAGTGCCCTCGGGTGGAATTGAACCACCGTGTACCCCTACGGTTTCCACACCTTATAAGAGTGAGCCGATACGAGGGCGTATACTTAGTACATGACCTTTTACCGACAAGATAGTTTTTCGCAATCTTTCATTGCTGGAAACATACCACTTTCAAGAGCCGACAGAAAACCTTGTCCTGTTTGCGGTCATCCAACTGGCGACTGTATTGGTGAATCAAAAAAGCCAGAACATATTGCTGGCTTTAATCAAATTGAATCGTTAAAACAAAGTCAAACAGTTTTGGTTGAAGAAGATATTTGGGAAGAAATAATGTTGACACCTTTCACAAAGACAAAAATTCTTGTGCATCCAAAGGGCAAGCAGATTCCACTCGCTGAAGCAGAAAAATTAGGATTAATTTAGACTCTTTCAGTATTTTCGGATAGTGTAAACTCGTTATCCACCCACAACAGGTAAGGGCCTATCATGCTTGAGCAGTCATTTGTAGATTCGTATTCCCTAAAATCAGCCCCATGGGGCTTTAACGGCCTTGGAGAGATTGTTTTCCTGCGCACATACAGCCGCAAAAAGGAAAATGGGGACACAGAACTCTGGCACGAAACTCTTCAGCGTGTAATCAACGGCGCAATTGAGATTGGTGCGCAACTGACCGACGAAGAAGCAAAGAAGTTGTTTGACCACTGCTTTAATTTGCGCTGCTCATTCTCTGGTCGCTCGCTTTGGCAACTGGGTACACCGCTTGTAAAGAAGTTGAATGCAACATCTCTGAATAACTGCTATTTCACCAACATTGAAAAGATTGAAGACTTTGAGTTGCTATTTGAATACCTCATGCTTGGCGGCGGAGTTGGATTTTCAGTAGAGCGTGCAAAGATTCACGACTTGCCAAAAGTTAAGTCTGGCGTAACCATCAACCATGAGCGTTCCAACGATGCAGACATCATCGTCCCTGACTCGCGCCAAGGGTGGAAGCGACTTCTTCATGCAGTTTTGAAGTCGTACTTCCATACAGGAAAATCTTTCTCATACTCAACTATCTTGATTCGCGAATATGGTGCTCCATTGAACACATTCGGTGGTACCGCATCTGGTCCTGGTGCATTGATTGATGGAATCAAGGATATTTGCGGAGTGATGGACAACCGTGTTGGCAAGAAGTTGCGTTCAATTGATGTTCTTGATATTTGCAACATCATTGGTCGCATTGTTGTTTCTGGCTCATCACGCCGCTCTGCACAAATTGCAATGGGCGACCCAGACGATGTTCTTTTCCTTCGCGCAAAGAACTGGGGTTCGGGAAATGTTCCTGCATGGCGAGCAAATTCAAACAACAGCATTTATGCCGACTACTACGAAGAAATTCAACCAGAACTTTGGAAGGGCTATGACGGAACTGGAGAGCCATACGGCCTCTTGAATCGTCGCCTTGCTCGCCGCTACGGTCGCGTCGGTGAAGTGAATGTTGACAACTCAATTGAGGGCTTTAATCCGTGTGCAGAAATTGGTCTTGCTGACGGTGAATCATGCAACTTGGCAACATTGTTTTTGCCCAACATTGAGTCTTACGAGCAGTTTGTTGAAATTTCAACACTTCTCTACAAGGTTCAAAAGCAAATTACTCGTATGGACTACCCATACGAGAAGACAACGGAAATCGTTCACAAGAATGCCCGCCTTGGACAATCTGTAACTGGTATTTTGCAGTGCGACCCACAGAAACTTGAGTGGCTCAGCCCTGGCTATCTTGCCCTAAAGGAGTTTGACAAGAGTTTCTCTGAAGCAAACAGCATTCCAGCCTCGGTTCGTTTGACGACAGTTCAGCCATCTGGGACCCTTTCACTGCTCCCAGGAGTAACTCCAGGAATCCATCCTGCATATGCTCGCTTCTATACGCGCCGTGTTCGTTTTGGCTCGTCAGACCCCCTTGTAGAGGCCTGTCGCAAGCGTGGATACAAAGTTCAGTGGGACATGGGTCTTGACGGCAGAGAAGACCACACGCGATATGTGGTTGATTTCCCATGTGAGTCGCCAGAGGGCTCTGTGCTTGCGGCAAGCATGACCGCTGTTGAGCAACTTGAATGGGTCAAGAAGATGCAGACCGAATGGGCGGATAATGCCGTTTCGGTAACTGTCTACTACCGCAAGGAAGAACTTCCAGCAATCCAGGAATGGCTTGCAAAGAACTACGACAAGAGCGTGAAGTCTGTTTCGTTCCTTTTGCACAGCGACCACAACTTCGTCCTTCCTCCGTACGAAGAAATCACCGAGGCTGATTACCGTAAGGCAATCTCAAAGATTGATACATCAATCCCTCTTGTGCAGCGTTCGTTTGACGGATTGATTGAAATGGACGATTGTGCAACTGGGGCCTGCCCGATAAAGTAAGGGCATGGCTAAAAAACTCATTGACTTATACCCAGTCGTAATAAGACAAGCGCGGTATCAAGGGGTATACGAGGACGGTAGGTGGATTGCATTCCCAGAATGCGAGGAATTTACCGAACAAATGGAAGAATATTTCTTCGGCGACGATTCTGCTGCAATTGAATTATTCACGGATGAGTACAAGAAGAAGGTTGGCTTAGGGGTTAGTCCAGACCATGCATACGCTGACCTTTGCTACAAGAACGGAATCCCAGTAGACCTTCTTAAAGACTGGTATCCGCTATAGCGATTGCGCATATCTAATTTAGAGATATGTCAATTATCTTGTATCGTTCTTAAAGATTGCTGGCATAATTCATGCCATGGGATTTATCATTTTTTTCGCTATAGCAATGACTGTGGTTTGTGTGCTTCACTCATTCGTCATGAAGTCAGTCAACGGTTACGAGGGTTACGGTTCGCGAGATGTTCGCCGCGACTGGCGCGAGTTTCAGTCCTCTAAAACGGGATTGTTCTAACAGTCACTTTTCTTTAGCATCAAATGATGTGACATCGTATTCGTAACTATTGTCATCTGATGTAAGCCACTTATTTCCATCCTCAACGCCCCAGATGTAATCGCTGACCTCTCGGTTAATCAGATGAACACCCTTCTTTGTGGTGTGCGAAGGGTCCCAGAGATGCACTCTATTGTTTGGCTGTATCGCGAAATTTCCATCTTCTCTCAAAATTACATGGCCACATTTATGGTTGGCAGAGTTTATTGAGTAATTAGAATCAACGATGTTGTTATCTGGGTGGTGCCAGTCAAGGGTGAACAAATACTTGCCGTTTATTTGTTTTTTATGGCGGTCTACATATGTCATTGACCTTCCACGCATGTGCTCAAATGTTGTAACGGTTATGTACGGGGAAAAACAGTTCCACATAACCAAGTCATGAATATCAATTTCAGGGCTATCTTCCTTCATGCAGAAAGCGCTAATTGGAGCCCTCCACCAAACCCCTCCATCTTCCATGAGGAAGTGAAAAACTGGCGCTCTATCTGTTATTGAGGCAACACCAAAGATAACGACTGGAAATTTTAGTTCGTGACTATCCAGTTGATTCCTTAAAAAATTACCTCGCACATAACAGTGAACTGGTGGTGTGTTTGCGTTTAGTTCTGGCATGGCGGCTTAACTCTTTTTCTTATTTATTTTTTCAGAAGGGATGGCCGCAAAACGACAATACCCGCCAGGCTCAATTGCTCTTTCAATTATTTTGCACACATTCTTAGATTCGTATTGGGCGCAATTTTCACAACGGACACCTTTTGAGTAGTTCTCGTTTTTTGCTTTTGATTGGTAGCCAACCCATAGCCCTTTGTCGTCGTAATCTTTTAACTTTCCATACTTGCGGACGATGATTTGCATCGCTGATACAAATTCTTGTTCGGCTGGATGGTAGTGAGGCGGATTGATTGTTGTTGGGTCTTCAAAACTAAAACCAAGAACCTTGCCCGTGTATGTGCCCCATGTGTCATTCGTCATTTTTTACTCTTCGCTATCTGGGATTCCGTTCCCATTTTTGTCTTCTGTATTACGACCTGTTGAAATCATCAAACCAGCGAGTGTGCCAGTGATAAAGGTTGCCACTGACGATAGGACGCCAAAGAACATTTTGTCGTTTTCTGCCTGAGCACCGATTGGCTGTGTCACGAATACAAGGGCGTACAGAACGCCAACTGTGGTGAGCGTTAGAACTCCAGCGAGTACACATCCAACAACGAACTTGAGTCGTGCGTCTAAGTCTTGGGGTGTAAGGCGATTTTTCATGGCGCGACCGTCTCCTCTACTGGAACTATCTCTATTGTTGTTTCTGTTGGACTGAAACCAAGCAAAGCGTCTGTGCAGTTTCCATCTACCATGCATGTTGGAGGGTTGCATTCTTTTGTCTCCCAGTTTTCGGGGTCTTGGCATGAATACCTGTAATGGCCATCGTAGCCGCAGGCTGAAACTGCAATCAGCATGAATGGAAGCAGTTTAATTAATCGTTTTGACTTGTGCATGCACTGTAACCCATTAATTCGTTGCAAGTACAACTTTCAAAACATGAAGTTTCACAATTGCAATGTGCGCATTTGCACTCAGACTTTTCATGATTTTGACGCATTATTCGCCTGCTTTATTTACTGGAGCCTTCTTGTCTACTTTGTTAAAGACATCATTGATTTCAGAGTTTGAGAGTTTCCCATCTTCAAGGAATGCCCTAGATAGCCCTTCAATTACGACTGCAACCCCTGCAATTCCAGCCATGAAGACAGCCTTGAGTACTGGAACGCCAGCGATAGTTCCTGCACCGATAACACCGAGGCCAGATGCGGCAAAAGTAGCAAGGATTCTAAGTAAAACATTGACAAACATTTCTTTTTTCATACCTACATTATCCCATAAATGCAAAAGCCGCCAACGAAATTAATCGCTGACGGCTTTTGAACCCGAGGAGGATTTAATTACGACTGAACGCCACCTGGGTGACCGCCACGGAGTACGGTGATGTCGTACTCGTTCTGGCCAGTCTGGTCTGCGCTCTGGTCAACAAC